CGGATGAGAACTAAACTCGTTCAGCGGTACATGGTTGACATCGAATTAGGCCCAATGTCCGCGTACAATGCTGCCACCCATTACCGCACAAAGGATAGGATTTTAGCAACGGGCAACGTGATTTATTCCGTTAAATTATTCGACCAATGAAAAACCCCAATAGATTGAATCCAAAGCCAAAGAGGTGAAATCATAAAACCATTTTTGATTTAACATCTTGGTTTTTTCATCATCAACTTCACCGCCTTTAATTACATTGAACTTTTGGCTCAATACCTTTGACTTTCTTTGCATGATAGCCGACTGCACTTGCCCATCCAAAACAATCTGTTGATACATTTGCATCAATAAAAAGCGGTTAGGGTATTTCGGGCTTTCAGCACTTTCAACCGCAATATTGAACTTCTGCGCGTCCTGTCTTACTCTTTGTAATTGCTGCTCAAAATCAATTGTACGCTGAATATTCGCGCTCGGTGGCTGCTTTTTATCAAAGTTAAAAAAGTTGGGCAGTATGTTGTTATACCAAGCCATTATTTGAAAAAGTTATCTTGTTTATCTAAGGACGACCCCCAACGAATTGAATATCCTGTTTGGTCTGTGGTGTTAATATTCAGCACTTCTGCGGTGTCTGTACCTGATGCCCATCGTTCTAATTGATCTAAGGCTTCGCGGTTTCGTTCTATCCTTAAATCAGGTATGTTTCGCGGGTTAATTCGCGCGTGAACGTTGTAAAGTGCCATATCCATTGCCAGCTCGACAAAAAGCGGGTAACGATTATCAATTTGCGCCCAATATGTTGTATTGGTATTGATAATATTGGTCATTGGTGTCCAATAGGTAGCATTATTGGCTAACTTCTCGTTGGTGTTGGCTGTGGCGCAAGTGTAAACATAGCCATTGTCATCGGTTACAATGTTTCCAACGATGTAGGCTTTTGTGTTTTCCCATCGGTCGAATAATTTAACGGAATAAATCACGTTGCCCGTTGCTAAAATCCTATCCTTTGTGCGGTAATGGGTGGCAGCATTGTACGCGGACATTGGCCCTAATTCGATGTCAACCATGTAACGTTGAACGAGTTTAGTCCTCATTCGCGCAATGGCTTTTTCTTCGGCTGCGTAAAGGTTATTGTAATCGGATTCGATTATTTGCAGTAAATCAACTTCCTGAATAATACTTTCGTAATCCGAATCTAAAAGAAATCTTGCCATGTAACAAAAGTACATTGGCAAAGTTTAGGATAATTATTTTGTAACAACTTTTAAAACCTATTTTGACGAACATCTGATTCGCGGCCTGAATATGAAACAGGCTTTAATACTCCCATTTGGAACTTTGTGTATTGGCTAACAAATACCGTTGTAATTAAATACCGCGTTAAATCGACAATATGGCCGTATGGCTGGTAACTTACTTTTGTAATCGGGTCTTTTACCGTTGTTTTGTCAACCTTTCCGTTTTTGTCCTCTTTTGTGTTTTCATAGTCCAATATTGCAACCCTACAATTTTCATCGGCAACAAAACTAATCCCCTGCTCTTCATAATCTAAAATTGCATTGAAAAAATCCGCACTTGGCCTAACATTTGGGTTTGATTTTGACACCCTGCGAATTGGCTTAACCTCATCAAGTTCGTTAATCATTAACCTAAACAGGTCGAACCCCTTTTCCTGCTTTACATCGTCCTTTTGACTGGTACTATCTCCACAGATATAAACAAAGCCCGAATGCCTCCATTTTCTTAATTTCGCAAGGATAGCGCGGCCCATTGCCTTAGTGGTGTTGTCGGGGTTTTTTAGCGCAATGCAGTCAATTAGCCTGATTTGGTTTTCATCGCTAATTTGAAATATGCCACAAGGAAAGTAAGGATTAGTATTTTCATCGAACGACAACCAGATAGCAAGATTTGGGTCGTATGTTGTTTTGGAAACGTGCTTTTCACTTTTCCAGCTTTTTAAAAACTCACCGCCAAACACCGTTTTGCCCCATTCACCAAGTACATTCACCCGATAACTATTATAATTCCTGTTTTTTAACTCATTATAAACATCAATTAATGCTTGGTCACGAAATCCATAAGTGCCACACGGACTGCCCGCAATCCAATAATTATCTTCATAGGTGGTTTTAATTAGTATCGTGGACCCATCCGCGCTAATTTTTACAAACGAATACTCGCATGGTAGTTTGTATTCTGTTTCAATCCAATCGTATTTATCAACCAATTGTGTTTTTACCCAGCTATTTTCATCAACAGGATTCCACGCGGCAAATATCTTTTGACCTTTTATACCGCGTAACGACAACTGAAACTGCTCGTATTCACCAATTTCAAAATGGTTCAACTCATCCAAAAACAGGTATTTGTAACTTTCAACCCCTTTTGCCTTTTCCTCATTGTCTATACCCTTCAATGGAATTTCCGCGCCTGTTTTGGTTATGTATCGCCTGTCCTGTCGCTCAATTGCAGGATTTAAATACATGGTATCAATGGCAAGATTAAACGTTTTCTTTAGCGTTGTTGGAATTGTGCTGCTTTCTTTCCTAAATGCAATCGAAGAGGCGTTTTTAACAACCAATTCCTTTGCTAATATTTGGGCAATGGAAACGGTTTTTGATGATGATTTGCCGCCATAAACTAAAATAGTCCTAATGCTATCGTTTTTTAACAGGTCGTTTAAAATAAAGTATAGCGGATTGAACCATTTTTTATCAAACGTAATCCTCATCGGCTAAGTCTTTGCCTAATTTTAGGGTTGTTTCAGTTTTGGCAGGGGCATAACTACCATCCATTTTGTTTAGTTCGGCAATGGCTGCTTTACGGTCGTTAAAATTAGGTTTATTTTTTACGGTGTGTACCCCTGTGGCGGTTGCAACTTCCTGTTCAATTTCAAGTTCACCCAATGCAATTTTAGCTAAAATCTCCTGCCTGTCTAAAACGGTTAAAATTTTAGCTTTGCGGGCCTCAACCTCCTTTTTGATACTTTCCTCTGTTCGTTCGTTAATCTCTTTTAATTCGCTTTGCAATTGCTTTTTAGCCTCACTTAATCGCCTGTCAAAAGTATTTTTTGAGGCCTTTCCCCAAATTTCCCCAAACTTCCCCAAAATAATCTTTCTTTGATTTCCTTTTCTAAGTAAATCAACGATAAAATCAATTTGCGCTTGTTCGTTGGCTTTTGCCATTTATTTGGTATTTATTCCCACAAAGTTACAAATTTTTCATTAAATTAAATTTATCAGCATCCGGGCGGGTAGTGTTCGGGTATTTCGGTGGGAGGCGGTGTTGGTTTGTCTTGTTCTGCTTCTTCCTCTGCAAGCATGGTTTTAACGATTTCGATAATTTCCTGCATTTCGGTTTCGATTGGCAAGATTCCAAGTTCATTCGCAAGGTAGTTATGCAGTTTTTGGTAGTTCATGTTCATTTGCTTTTAGATTTGCTTTTCAGTTGCTTTTTTTGATTTCTTGCGGCTATGCGATATGATGTTGCGCTTAGCGGGGAGTTATAGGCAATCCTTGACGTACCTCCATTTTATAACTTTCTCCCCATCTTCAAAGGTTTTACTTCCTGAATATGAACACCATTTTTGAAAGAAGTAAACGACCTCGTACCATTCGTTTTTACCTAAATCGCCTTGATGTGTTATTAGTGCTAAGACAGGCTCTAACTCATTAGGACTGCCTATAACATCGGTTTGCTGCAAGGCAGGCTGACTGCCATTATTCAACTGTTGTGCTTCCATTGTGCTTTTATTTTTAAATTAAACATTTGTGCTACTATGCCTGCCCTGACAGCAAGCCGTTTAACGTTATAAGCAACCTTTAACCGACACTGGAGCATTGACTTCAATAGTCGGTATGTAGTTGACATTATTTATATCTAATGGCGGAAAAATTAAATCCCACTCCATTAAAAATCGTTCTGTTTTTTTTCCATAATCCCAAACGTATCTCTCATAATACATTTGACCTTCAAACTTTAGGCAAGAAATCCTTTTACCTGTGGTTTTGTTTATTGGCTTACCAAGCAATTCTTTGACAACGTGAATTAAGCATTTTTCCTTTTTCTGATTTAGTTCAGAAATAAGGCTGCTTATAACAGCACCTACCAAAAAGGCGGTGTTTTCGGCTTCGTTAGAAGCATTTGTGGTTAAACTATCTTTTGTCATTTCTATTAAATTTAGTGGTTAAAATCCCGCCTTCGCCAAGCCCGAAACCGTTATGCCCCATGCATGGAGACCGCTCCGATTGCAGAGAAAATCTCATAGGCGACCTGCGGCACAATTGCGTTTCCTAATCCTTTAAGTCTGTCCATCCTATTGGGTAGCCCATTACTTGTTCCACAAATGAAGGATTGACAATTCGGCTCTTCAACTCTTCCTTTGTAGGAATAATCGCATTCCGTTTCCAATTCTTGCCAACGTATGGTTTGCCCAATTTTGCTTGACCAGAAAACATCGGCTCTCCCCTGCTGTTGATATACATTATTCTGTTTGAGCAGTCTGCCGCTATCGGAGTTCGCCACAATCCAAAGCCTTTCTCTTTTGTGCCATGCTCCAACACCGAAAGCTGGAATAACAAACATTTCAATCCAATATCCTTCACTTTCCAAGTCATCGTAAATTCTTTGTATTGTTTTGCTATTGTCAATTGTGAGTAAGCCAACAACATTTTCGCAAACAACCCATGTTGGTTTAATTTGACAAATAACTCTGTGCATTTCGTCCCATAAAAATCTTTCATCGGCTTCGTTTTTTTGAAGTCCTGCTGTGCTGAA